CAAACGGCAAAATCTCCGACACCGTCCGTCCTCCTCTCGCAATCACCGAGACTCACGTGGTTTTGGACGAAGCGGAAATGCTCGCCCTTACCGCCCAGAGAGGCGATGTGGCAATCCGCACCGATGAGAATAAGTCGTATATCCTCAAGCAGGAGCCTGCGACCGACCGAGCAAATTGGCTTGAACTCAAGTCCCCCGATTGCAAGGTCCACTCGGTCAACGGCAAGGTTGGCGAGGTGGTTCTCTCTACGACTGACGTAGCCGAGGGCTCGAACCTCTACTACACCGAGGAGAGAGACACGACCAACTTCAACACCAACTTTGCAGCCAAGACCTCCAAGGAACTCTCGGACGGTGCAACGGTTCTCCATGAGACCGACACCTACGTGATTAACGGCGGCAATGCATAAGGAGGGCGGTCATGGCGGAGAAAACTATCAACGGCAAACTCCAACAGAGGAATGATACCGCCGCCAATTGGCTTGCAGTCAATCCGATCCTCCTTGCGGGAGAAATCGGAATCGAAAACGACACGGGTAAGATGAAAATCGGCAACGGCAGCTCCGAGTGGGTTGCCTTGCCGTACCTCGGCGTGGGACTCTCCCAAGCCGATATTCTCAACTTCACCTATCCCATCGGTTCAATCAAAATCACTACGACAGCCGAAAACCCCGGCTTGACCCTTGGCGGTACTTGGGAGCGGTGGGGCAACGGCAGAATGCTGCTCGGCGTGGATGAAAACGATGCCGACTTTGCCTTGGCAGAACAGATCGGCGGCGAAAAGACCCACACCCTCACGACCGAGGAAATCCCAGCTCACACCCATACAACTACCATCCCCACGGACGGTAGCGGTATCACGGCTCGTGAGCAAGGTACGACCGAGAATGCTCTTGCATTGGGAATGTCGAGTGACGTAGAATCGACAAGCATTGGCGGTGGCGCGGCTCATAACAATATGCCCCCGTATATCACCTGCTATCTGTGGAAGAGGACGGCATAAGGCGGTGAAATCCAATGGCAACATGGCAAGACCCAAAGACCACGCATACTGCTGAAGACCAAGTAACCGCCGACCTCTTCAATGTGCTTGCGGAGAATGAGGTGTACCTGAACGACACCAAAATCACGACCTCGCAGGTACAAGACGCGACCGTCAGCAGTACGCAAGCAACCTCAAGAACAAACATCGGAGCATCGGAGACTGTCAAATCTGCATTCGGGAAAATTCGCAAATGGTTTGCAGACCTGAAAGCCATGGCTTTCAAGGCATCAGTATCAACAGCCGACATAGACAGCGAGGCAGTCACCAATGCAAAAATCAAATCGGTAGCGGCAAGCAAAGTAACGGGGCTTCACGCCATTGCGACATCGGGAAGTTATAGCGACCTCGAAGATGTCCCCAGTGACGTTGACCTCTCGCCTTACATCAAAAAGGGAGATTTGCTCAACTACCTCTACCCGGTAGGGTCTATAAGAATGAGTACCTCAAGCACGAACCCCGGCAACTACCTCGGAGGCTCTTGGAGCCTTTGGGGTTCGGGTCGAGTGCCTGTCGGTGTCAATACGAGCGACTCGGATTTTTCGTCAGTCGAGAAAACGGGCGGCGAAAAAGCACACCAACTTCTCATAGGCGAAATCCCATACCACTCGCATTCCATCGATAACCAGATCGGTACAAACGGCTACGAATCCAATAAGATTCAATACAACTACGATATGGGTACTAACGGTTCGGCACACATCTACAATACAGGCGGCGCAGGTGGAAGTGGAGCTCATAACAACTTGCAGCCGTACATTACCTGCTATATGTGGAAACGAACCGCATAAGGAGGATAAAATATGGCATCATGGACTACACCTACAACAAACCATACCCCAGAGGAGCAAGTAACCTCCGACCTTTTTAACAAGATCGAGGCGAACGCCCAATATCTCTACGAAACCAAAATCGTGACCGGGCAGGTACAAGATGCATCGGTCAGCAGCACACAGGCAACTTCAAGAACCAACATATCTGCGACCGAGACTGTGCAATCAGCCTTCGGTAAGATACGAAAATGGTTTGCAGACCTCAAAGCATTGGCTTTTAAGGATACGATCGGGACAGGTGACATTGACGACGCGGCAGTCACATCCGCCAAAATCGGTAGCGGAGCGGTAACATCCGCCAAACTCGGATCGAGTGCGGTAACAACGGCAAAAATCGCGTCAGGTGCAGTCACCGATGCCAAAATCACCTCCGTAGCGGCAAGCAAGGTAACAGGACTTGCGACAGTCGCTACCACGGGAAGCTACAGCGACCTCAAAGATATACCGAGCGACGTTGACCTTTCGCCATACATCAAGAAAGCCGACCTCCTCAATTATCTTTACCCCGTAGGCTCAATACGAGTCAGCACTTCAAGCACCAACCCCGGCACTTACCTCGGTGGCACTTGGACGCAATGGGGTTCGGGTCGCGTTCCCGTTGGTGTCAATACAAGCGACACCGATTTTTCAACAGTAGAAAAGACGGGCGGTGCGAAAACAGTCACCCTGACAACCGCACAGATTCCGTCTCACACGCATTCGGGCTCTCAAGGCACAGCCGAGGGACTCCAAGGATTTTATCACTCGCTGAACGGCAGAACGGGTTATGCGGTAGAAATGACCTACAAACCGAATGGCGGTGCTAATATCGGCGAAAGCACGGAGACACAGCCTACGGGAGGTGGTGGTTCGCATAACAACCTCCAACCCTACATCACGTGTTATATGTGGAAACGAACAGCATAAGGAGAAACAACATGACAGCAACAATCGTAAGCATTACAAGCGCCATCATCAGCGGCATGGTGCTTTACTTTCTCAAACGGTACTTTGACAAAAAAGACCGAGAGGATGCCGAACGCGATAAAGAGATGGCGAGGGAGAACATTCTCATCCTCAAAAGCATTGATGCGGTCGGCAAGCTCACCTACGCGGATGCCATAGCAATCCGAGACGGCAAGACCAACGGAGAGATGGCAGAAGCTATCAAAGCGTACAAGAAAGCCGATGAGGAATTATACGAATTTCTCTTGGAACAAAACGCGAAAAAATAACGGAGGCAAATATGAAAACACTTCGCACAATTTTATTTTGGGTGCTGTCCCTTTGTCCCTTACATGGGGACTGCCAATGACCCTCATTGGAGCGGTCGCAGCCCTCGTGCTGTTGGCAACCGGGCATAAGCCGAAAACCTTTCACGGACTCGTTTATTTCGAGGTCGGACGCGGATGGGGCGGTGTCGAACTCGGTGCATTCTTCGTCGTGAACAAGGGCGCGGGGGCATCCATCAAGCGACACGAATCGGGACACGGTGTGCAGAATATTATACTCGGACCGTTGATGCCATTCGTTATCTGCATTCCCTCGGCAGCACGATATTGGTACAGGGAGTGGGTCGTAGCGACCAAACGAAAGAAGGCATCCGACCTGCCACCCTATGACAGCATTTGGTTCGAGGGTTGGGCAACCGCCCTCGGCAATAAGTATTTCAAAACGGAGGTATAACCTATGGAGCAATACTTGGAACTCATCAGCGTACCCGCAATTGCGGCAGTCGTTTATTGGCTTGTCAACCTCATCAAGTATACGGTTGGGGAGAACGAAAAATTCAAGAGATTTATTCCCATCCTTGCGACCGTCCTCGGAGCGGTCTGCGGTGTGGTTTGCTACTTTGCAATCCCCGCCATCGTACCCGCCGAGAACCTACTCGTAGCCATCGTAATCGGTGGAGCAAGCGGACTCACCGCAACGGGTGCAAATCAGATCGTAAAGCAACTTGGCAAGGGGGATGGCAAATGAGAGATGACAAGAAAAGGGCGAGGCTCGAACTCGCCAACACCATCGTCAAGCAATTATGGGTGCTGAATTATATCACCGCCGAGGAAAGAGATAGAATTATCAAGAAAAACGAAAATACGTTTCTTTTGTAAATTTATCGAAATAACACTGGACTTTGCTCGGAAAGTACGGTATTGTTTGTCCTGCCCCACGGGGTGGGACAAATTTTTATCACCTGTCTATGTTCCCTTGTAACACACAGTCAAGGGGAGCATAAGTCTCACGAAAGGAGGAAACGCATGAGAAGAAAAAAGGCGGCAGCTTATGCCAGAGTCTCCACAAAAGACCACGGTCAGGAACACAGTTTCCAATACCAAAGCGATTATTGGAATAGCGTGCTGACCAATGACCCTAACTACGATTATGTAGGCTTATACGCGGACAAAGGCATAAGCGGTAAATACGCAAGCAGGCGACCACAGTTCTTGGCTCTACTCGAAGCCTGCCGAAACGGCGAGGTGGATATCGTATTCACCAAATCCGTACAGCGATTCGGTCGAAACACCGAGGAACTGCTGACAGCGGTACGCGAACTGCGAGAACTTGGCGTGGCGGTCGTCTTCGAGAAGGAAGGCATCGACACCTTAAAACCCGATTCCGAACTCTACCTTACCATCGCCGCTGCCGTAGCCGAGGACGATTTGAGCAGATACAGCCAAAGCGTGGTTTGGTCAATAGCCGACAAGTTCCGAAAAGGCGAAAACGTGATGGGATACCGTCTCTACGGTTACACGGTCATTGAAAACCGAGACCTTGTCATCAACGAAGAGGAGGCAAAGGTAGTACGGCAAATCTACGACCTCTACATCACTGGCGAGTGGACGCCGAGGAAAATAGCCGACCTGCTCAATGATAGTGGCATCCCATCGGCTCTCGGACGCAGATGGACGGATTCCTCCATACGAGACATCCTGAAAAATGAAAAGTACAAGGGAGACCTCCTCCTACAGAAATTCTACAAGGAAAACGGTATGAGAGTCCGCAACTACGGCGGCAAACCGCAATACTACGTAGAAAACAATCACGACCCGATCGTGAGCCAAGAGGTATGGGATAAGGCACAGGAAATCCTTGCGAGTAGATCGAACAAGAAACTCATAGGACATAACAATGCCACATACCCATTCACAGGAATGATAGTCTGCGGAAAATGCGGACACCCCATCATCCATAAGGTAAACAACAGCGGTACACCGCATCAAGCGGATTTTTGGAAATGCCGACATAGCATCAAATGCGGTAGAGCGGTATGCGACAACCCCGGCATCAAGGACACCGTCCTCAAGGAAAAATTTGTAGAAGTCTTCAACGAATTCCTACAGCACGACTATGTGGGAGTCAGCGACAAGGCTTGGCGAGATGAGCTGGCAAGGCTCTACGCCGAGGAGAAAGAGCTGATGAGGGCATTCGCTCGTGGCTACATCACGAAGACCGCATACGAAAGCGAACAGCAAACCATACTTGGTCGCATCAAAGAAATCGAAAAATGCCTCTCGGATATGAGGGTGGTAAACCTTCAAACATCAAGGGGCTTCAAGGCAATTGAATACTTCGATGAGGACATCTATCATCGATTCGTAAGAAAGGTCACGCTCCGAGATTGGGTCGTGACCTTTGAATTTTATAACGGTGCTACCGTGTCAAGAACCTACACCAACGGTCAACACGGAAACATACAAGATTGGGTCAAAAAACACAGAAGGAGGAAACAAGCATAATGGCAGAAGCAGTAAGAGTGGTAAGAGAAATACCGAGAGCATTCGTGAGGTCGGCAGATGGGCGGGTCAGCGTAAAATTAAAGGTCGCCGCCTATGCCCGCGTAAGTACCGACAAAAACGAACAAGAGGACTCATTCGAGCGACAGGTGGAATACTACACCACCTACATCAAGGGGAGGACGGATTGGGAGTTCGTAGACATCTACGCAGACCCCGGCATTACGGGTACGAGAGCGGATAAGCGACCAGAGTTCCAACGAATGCTTGCCGACTGCAGAGCAGGCAAAATCCAACGCATCCTTTGCAAGTCAATAGCGAGATTCGCACGAAACACGGTCGATGCCCTGAACGCCATCCGTGAACTCAAAGAGCTTGGCATCAGCATCTTCTTCGAGACACAGAACATCGATACGATGACCCCCGGCGGCGATGTCCTACTCACGATCCTCGCTGCGATGGCAGAACAAGAGAGCCGAACCATCAGCTCGAATGTCAAATGGGCGATGGACAAAAAGAAAAAGAACGGCGAGATAATGCTCAACTACACGAGGTTCTTGGGATACACGCGAGACTCCGAACACAACCTCGTAATCGTCCCCGAAGAAGCCGAGGTAGTCCGCCGAATCTACCGAGAGTTCCTATACGGATACTCCACGGCAAGTATCGCCAAGAGACTAACCGAGCAAGGCATACCGACCCCCTCGAAGAAAACGAAATGGGGGTGGAGAGTCATAGACAGCATCCTCCATAACGAGAAATACTACGGAGCCGCCATCCTCGGCAAGACTTACCAACCCGATGTCCTCTCGAAAAAGCGATACAAGAACGAGGGACAGGACACCATGTACTACGTAGAAAACAGCCACCCTGCCATAGTGAGCAAGGAGGAATTCGACTTGGTACAGGAGGAACTGAAACGGCGAAAAGAGTCAAGAGGATACTCGGCGACAAACGAGGGTAAGTTCGCAAGCAAATACTGCTTCAGCAAGAAAATCATCTGTGGAGAGTGCGGTGCAATCTACCGCAGGCACGCAGCCTACTACGGCGGGCAGTACGAGCGGACATGGGTCTGTGCGGCTCACAAAATGGAGGGCAACGGCGTATGCACCCAGAGAGACGTAATGGAACGAGAACTCGAAGTGGCATTCATCGCCGCAGTCATCCAACTTGTCGGAGACCTCTCGTCCCTCAAGGAAACCTTATACGAGAACATCAAGACCTCCCTCGATGACCAAACCGACTACATCCTCTTCGATACGAACCATAAGATAACGAGAGCCCAAGACGAAATGCTGAAGCTCATCAAGGAGCGAAAAAACGGCACTGTAAGCGATTCGGAGTACGAGGAGAGGGCAACAGCCCTGTCGGAACTCATCGACCGCTTAACAGCCGAAAAAGAAGACCTGACAAGCCAAGAGTGCGAGGGCAAGATGGTACGACGCAGAATCGAGGAGATACTCCAATTCCTCGACACGGTCAATCCCACGACCGAGTTCAATGCGGACATCTTCAAGATGACGGTAGATCACATAGTCATGAAAGATACTCTCACCGCCGAGTTCCACTTCAAGGTGGGAGCAATCATAACGATACCCATCAACCGCGTGAGAAAACGCTCTCCGAAACCTCTTGCACCCCCAAGACCGCCGAAAACACCCAAGGCATAAACCACACCCGCCGACCTCAAAATCGGCGGGATTTTTTTATTTAATAATAGGAAAAGGAGTTGAAAAATTCACGATTTAGTGGTATAATGTAAGGTGAATAATTATAACCCTTTTCGGATTTGAACTTGGAGGGCAACATGGAAAGAACACAATCGACACTTACAAAGGTGCTGCTGTACGCGGTATCCTCAATCATACTTCTCGGTTTATTGGCACTTACGATGGTAAGCGTGGACTCCGAGGGATACGAAACATATCACAAAATCCTCTTTATCACGATAGGTGTAGAGCTCGTGGCACACATCGGTTTCTCGGCATTTTATTCGCTGAAATCGTGCAAAACCCTGTACCGAGTTTGCACCATAGTCGAGCTCGCCCTCTCGGTAGCAACAGCCGTAGTTTCGCTGATGCTCCTCCTTTGGTCGACCAAAGTATATGAGGGTGGCTTTGGCATCTTCCCGCTGATGCTCCTCTTGGTAGCCATCGCATTGATAGCAGTCAACGCCATACTTTTCGCCATTGGTTTTCTCCCCAATAAGAGCGGGAAAAGCGAGACCGCAATCGAGAAAAGATTGGGCGAATTGCAGAGATTATTGGACAACGGTACTATCACAAAAGACGAATACGACACCCTCCGTGCGAAGGCATTGGAGAGCCTTTATTGAGACTCCGAAGTTGAAAAAGTCAGGCGTGGCAAGGGATTGTGCGACAACTTAATTCCTCCACCCTATGGAGAGCAGCCAACTGTCCCCCGGTGCCACGTTAAAACCTTGGTTTGTCTCACCCGAAAATAAGGCAAAAACGGGTATATTGAACAAAAAACAAGCGACTTTCGGGGTGAAATTACGAAAAAATCTGTATTTTCCATCAATTTTTGTT